CTGTCTCAGCCTCTCGCAGCGCATCCTCATCCGTGCGGCCTTTGTACTGCTTCTCAACCTCCGCAATCTTCTTAGCCACGTCCAGCTCGATCTTGCGCTGGGCGATGATGATCTTGCGCTGGCTCTCTTCCATCCCCAGCATGGACAAGCCCTGCTGCTGAATCGCCAGCTCTTGCTTGGAGGCCTCCAGCGACTTGGTGAGCTGGTCGTCCAGCTTCTTGTAGTCGTAGGCGTCAAGCGCACCAACCCATTCCTTCTGCGCCTTGATCTTCTCCTTCAGAGACGCGATGTACTTCGGGTCAAAGCTGTCGCTGCCTTCGGCCTCGGCCAGCTGGTGCTCCATCGTGGCCAGCGTCATGCGCTCGATCTCAGTCCGACCCTGGCCATAGACAGCATTCGCCGCCTGCTGGGCCTTGGCGCGCTGGCTGATGGCGTCTGCGTCCTTGTAATTGCCGTCGATCAGCGCCTGGTGAGCCTTGAGCGACTTTTCCAGACCGTCATTGCTGCGCAGCTGCACGCCCAGGGCATCGGCAATCGCCTTTGCCTCGGCCAGCTTGGCCCGGGTCTTGCCATCGGTGGCCTTCTCCATCAGCTCGGAGAGCTTGAGAGACTCGCGCTCGCCCACGTTGGCCTCGGACGCTGCCGCGCCCACCAGGCGCAGCTGCTCGGCGTACTGCTTGGCGGCAACCAGCTGAGCCTCAAGACCAGCCACTTGGTTGTCGCTGATCTTCACGCCGCCGCTGGAGCGTCCCTTGGGGTCCTTGTAGCGCTCATTGATGCCGGCCACCGCCTGGTCATACTTCGCTTTCTGGGCAGCCAGCATGCCTTGCAGCTCTGGGCTATCCGCATACAGCTTCTTGGTCTTCTCGACTGCGGTGTTGTATGCGTTCTGTGCGACCGTCAGCTCTTGCTTGCGCTTGACATCCTTCTTGGCGAACTGGCCGGCAATTTCATCCAACGCCTGGGTGGAGTCGATGTAGTCCTTGTTGGCCGTTGCCATGTTGGCAATAAAGGCATCCACGCTGCTCAACTGGCCATTCAGTTCCTTCATGGCGGCAAGCTGCAGCTTTAGCTTTTCAGTGCCCTTTGCCCACGCACCGCCAGAGTCGCCATCTTCTTGAGCCCGCTTTTGACGGTCAGCGATGCGCTTCTCAAGCTCTGCCATCTTGAGCTCGGCTGCGCTCTGTTGGGTCTCAGGGCGCCCAATGCCAGCGATCCGATCCCATGCCCAAGTTGCCGCGTTACCCGCAGCTTTGTATGCGCGCTCCACCCAGCCGATATTCTGGACAGCTTCGTTTGAACGAGACTTCAGTGCGTCGGAATAAGCCTTTTGCGCAACAGCAGCCGCTTCTTCCTTCTTCCCCTGTTCATCCAACGCTTTAATCTGCGAGTAGACGCTGGCCGTCAGAAAGTTCATCTGCTCATTTAAGGCAAGTGATGCTTTCAACGGATCCTTCGCCAAGTCTGCGAACCGTTTAGCGGTTTCTGAGACGGCTTCCCCCGTTGCTTTCTCCCATTGGATTGCCGAAGTTGTGAACTCACGCAGGCTGTCGGCACCAACTTTGCTGTTTTGCGCCATCTCCGCCAAACCAGCGGCGGCCTTTCCTTGAGTCCCAACGGTGCTGGCCATGGCTCTAGCCATGGAGTTCAACTGCTCTATTGAGGTGCCCGCCTGATTGCCGCTCAGTAGCAAAGATTTGCGGAAATTTTCGGTTTCCTGGCTGCCCTGATAGTAGGCATATGCCAAGACGCCAACCGCTGCGGCGGCCACGGTGTAAGGGTTGACGAGCCCAAGCATGTAGCTGCCAATTGCCTTGGCTGCCGCACCCACGCCGCCGAACATATCCTTCAACTGGCCACCCTGTTGCAGCAGCACAGTCAGCGGAGCCTGGCCAGCCTGCAGGCTCACCACAATATCGGTGAACTGAGCCGGCACGTTGCGCATCGCAGCAGCAGTGGCAGCCGCAGACATACCAACCTTGCCGACACCAGCCTCAGCCTCGCGCATGCGTGCGATCAGTGGCGCAGCTTGCGTGGCAACGCCCATCTGGGCTGCCTGCAGCTCGAGCAACTCGGTCTTGGACTTTCCAATGGCCGCAGTTTGGGCGGTCAGTGAATCAAGGAATGCGCTTCTGCCAGCAGTTTGAGACTGCTGCGCTCTTACCGCTGCGAGCGCACCCTCAGCCTCTCTTGCCTTCTGGATCAGCGGATCAAACTTGCCGGCATCCAGGCCGCGCAGCTCGATCTTTTGCGAAAAGGCGTTCGAAAGGCTCTCCCCCGATTTGGCCGCAATCGCGGTTTTCTCGATGTATCGCTGGAGCGCTGACGCAATTGCAGCTTCGCCTCGGTTGAACTTTTGGGCAGCAGCATCCATGCCATCGCCAATACCACCCACGCCCTTGGCTGCTCGATTTCCCGCCTGTTCCACAGACGCAGCCATGTCCGCTGCATCGCTTTTGATGTCCTGAAAGGTAGATTTGGTCTGATTCTCGGCAACAACCGGGATGACAACCTTGCGGCTTTGTTCGTCTGCCATACTCAGACCTCACAATTGAAAATGCCCGCACAGAGCGGGCAAAAAAAAACCCCCTGAATAAATCAGGGGGCCTGCTTACTGATTTGGGCTACTCGCAGTACGCCTTCACAAAGGTATCTTCGGTTTCGCTTGGCGCGAGCTCGACATCGTTTTGGCCGGCTGAAGCCGCAAATTTGCGATAGCCGACATATCCGCCCATCGCATTTTTGGCGTTCACCTCGCCGCAAAGCAACCCGCCTTTTAGCGTCAGCGGGCCCACAAGCCTCTCATTGCGGAACTTCGCGGAGTCCGGATCATTGAGCTTTGCCTTGACAACATCGCGATGCTGATGAATCAAGTAGCCGGTATACGCGTAGAACAGCCCGCCTAGCAAAACTAGCGCCAAAAGGGCTCGAATCACGATCTTTTTCACTTCATCTCCTATGACATCGGACCTGATGTTACTAGATGGTGCTCCATTACCTTCGCGCTACTTCAAAGGGATAGCCAACACGACTCGCTCCATATGCCGAACATCGGCAAACAGCCGGTCCCATTCTTCTTGATCGGCCGCAGCAATCCTGTCCAGCAGCGGATACACAGCCTCATATCGCAGGCCTATGCGTGCGCCGCCGCCCATCCCCACAGCCAAGGTCCACTGGGTCTGCAAGCTCACAAAGAACAGCAGAGTTTCCCAGTTCTCGGGCCAGACTTCCACCGGATCCTCCCAGTAGTCCTCTGGCGCGCATCCCTCGGCCACTTCAGGATCGGGCGTGAAATGGGAGATTACTGCGGCTTCGAGTTTCCCTGGCGGCCGTACTGGCAGGCCAGTTGGTATGCGTTGAAGAACGCTGCAGGGGCAGATGGCTCCTGATCGAACAAGGCCACCAGATTCTCATGGCTGAGCTCGATCTCCAGCGGCCAGGCCTTCAGGTACATCAGGGCGCGATCTGCCAAGAGCTTGTGCAGCCGGTCCGTCAGCTTCTTCTGCGTGAATTCCTCACCCTCGCCGAATTCTTCGACCTTCGTTTGAGTCACTTCATCCCAGAACTGGGCGAACTCGGCACGGGTGCGATAGACGAAGGTGCATTCCATGTCCACCTCTTGGCCGGCTACGCTGGTGAATGCCACCGGGCCGGTGATGGTGTCGGGGCGCTTACCGAAGATAAACGCGGCGGGCTTTTGCGTCGGCGTGTCGGCCGCGCTTGCGGATGCCTTGGCGGTTGCAGTCTTTGCAGTCTTTGCGGTCTTGGTTGCCTTGGATGCGGTTTGAGTAACGGTCATGATATTGGTCTTTCAGCGGAGGGAATAAAGCCCGTGCGCAACCGCCCGCCCCGCTGAAGGAGCGAAGCGGCTGCGTCGGTGCAACTGGATGGACGACTTAGCTGGCGTAACGAGTGGAGCGGCCCTTGCCGGAGAAATCGACCTTCACTCGGTTGATCTGGCCGTCCTGCATCAGCACTTCGTCGTTCATGGCCACGGTGCAGGCCAGGTACGACACGGCGCCGTTCTTCATGGTCAGACGCTGGACGGTGTCGGCACCGCTGGCCGACAGGTCTTCCAGGGCGGTGTAACCCGGGGTTTCGATGGAGTCGGCATCAATCTCCAGCGAACGGGAGACCGGGCTGAAACCATCATTGATTTCCTGCTCGTTCTCCGACTCCAGATAGCGGTACGTGACCTTCTTGGGGTCGCCGCCGGAGGTGTTGTTGCTCAGGATCTGCACCACATCCACCCAAGTCAGGGCCTTCTGGAACGTGCCTGCGCCACCGCCCGGGGTGAACAGATTGGTGTTGCTGGTGTTGGCCTTGCGGCCTTCCAGCGTGAAAGTGTCAGGAGTCGGCACAGCCTTCACGCGGAACACCAGGCCGTTCAGCCGGCCCCAGCCAGAGAGGATGATCACGATATTGCCGACGGCCAGACCATGGCCTGCGGAGGTGCAGACCGCTTCCGTGGCGTTGCTGATCGCGGTGAAGGGCACTTTCGCCCCGAGGGTGGTGGCCACGGAGATGCGCGAGCCGGTAGGTAGGGATGCCATTTTTCTGGCCTTTCTGAAACAAAAAAGCCCACTCGGCTCGCGCCTAGCGGGTTGGTTAGCCCAAGACGGGCACAAAAAAACCGGCCTGAGCCGGTGTTAGGTTCGGTGCGGCTTAGCGCACCCCAGTGATCGAGAATGTCTGCAGGTAGCCGCTGGCAATGTCGGCGTCATCAAACGACAGGATGGGTTGGCCGTGGGCCTCTGCCTGGAAGCTGCTCGCCTTGCACAGCGCCTCCTCAAGCACCAGGCTCAGCGCATGAGCGCTCATCGCCGTAGCGCCCCAGGTGTTCACCTGGATCAGCGCATTGCGCTGGCTGGCTGCCGAGCTATCGAGATAGCGCAGCGGGTCGCCGCCAATGTGCTGCCAGGTAACGTATGGCTGCTCCGTGTCATAGGGCGCAGTACCCACGATTACACGCGGGCAGTGCGCCTTGAGCACCGCCATGAGATCGCTTTCAAGTGACATATCAGCCTTTCGGTCCCAGCCGCTTCCAGATCTCCTCCCGGGCAGCATTGGCGGCCTCGGGGATCGAGCTGGCCGCGCTCCGGACAAACGCCTTGCCCAGGATCTGCTTGGGCACGGGCAGCGGGATGTAATACGCATCCTTTTCGGCCTGCGATGCACGCCGACCAGGCTTCTTGGTGCCGTCCATGCCAGGCCGCACCATCGGGCCCATGCCGTCAGGGCGGTAGCGGTAGCGCTGCATCCAGCCGAACTCAATCAGATGGCCATGCGGCGCCTTCTTGTGGTTCCAGGAAACGTGGTATTCGACACGCTGACCCTCCACCGACATTTCCGGGCTGAATGCCTGGTAGATCGATTTGTCCAGGTTGCCGGTGACCTTGCCCAGCGCCGAAACATTCAGCTTTACCCGGTCATAGATCACCTGGGCGCCTGCCTGGGCTGCCGGCCGGATAGCCTCCTCAATCTCCTGCTCCAGCGCGTCCAGGCCGCTGAAAAGATCATCAAGGTCAGCCCCAATCCCGAAACTGTTGTTGCCCTTGAGGACGCGGCTCTTGCCGTTGGTGCTGCGCGAAAGCGTACGCGTTGCCATGGTCAGCTGCGGTAGGGCACCGAATCCTTGCCGGCGGCCATGGCAGCTGCAACCGTGTCGCGGTCATCAGTCAGCCAGTCCTTGCCAGCCGCTACAACTTCCGCTGGCACATCGGTGATCAGTATTCCGGCGACATAGCCAAAGGGTCCAAGCTGCCCTGCAGATAAGGTCAGCGCAGTACGCGGGCCGCTGCTGATCTGGGGCGACTCTTGCGATGGCGGCGCAGCGCGTGGCAATTTGGTCTTGGTGGTGGTCATGTTTTCTCCTCGCACACCAGGTCAATGAACTCTCGTTTGCCATCAACAGCGAGCGGGCCCGCCTTGATGTCATAGATGCGAGTGCCATGCACCACCCGCATGCCCGGCGCCACATTGGTGCGGTAGCGGATGCGAATGGAGGCACGGACAATCGAGGTTTGCGCTTCTGCCTTGATGGTGGCCAGGCCAGAGAGATGCAGGATGTTGGCCCATGGCTCACAGACCGACACCCACTGATCGGGCAGTTGCTCGCCCCACTCGTTCTGGGCGGGGCCTTTCTTCTCGATGCGGACCTTCTTGTCCAGTTGGCCAATGGTGGTCATGCGCCTCCCGCATAGTTGATATAGGGAGTCACCAGCCAGAGGGCGGCTTGTGGCATCTCTACCGACTCGCTGCCCCGGTTCTCGTGCAGGTGGCCGAGGATCAGCAACACAGCGGAATTGATAGCCTCGTCGACCTGCACATCCAGCGACTCCGGCTCGGGCTCCTCGGCCACCACCTTGCGGAAAATCTTGCCCTCGATGGCCAGATAAGCCGCCAGGATCCAGCTGTTGATCAGCACATCCTCCTCAGGGCCATCTACCCGCAGATGCAGCTTTGCCTGCTCAAGGGTGATTTTCGACATCGGTTACTCCGGATCGGGCTCAGGCTCGAACTGCAGCACCTGGGCATTGGTCGAGCGTGCATAGGCCACCGCATCAGGATGTGCGTCCACACTGCCGGCGTGCGCCTCTGCCAAATCCTCGGGGATGCCTTCGATCAGCACATCAGGTTGATAGCGCACATCTGCGATGGTCACTGCGGCCAGCACGCGAACAGCGCGGCGCTCTACCTTGGCGGGCGGGGCCTCTGCTGGCGGGTTGCCTGCAACTGGTGGGGCCCCGGCCGTAGCCAGGGCCTGCAGCTCAGTGGATGCGCCTTGATCGCCCGCCGGTGCGCCAGCGTCTGGCGCGTCGGTGGTGGGCTTGGGTTGGGCTTTTGCCATGTCTATTCCTCCAGGTGGGGCCCCGGCCGTAGCCAGGGCCTGGGTTCATCAGGTGGCCGAATTCTGGTAGGCCTTGACGGCGCCGCCCACGTCCAGCAGATTGCCGCCCGAACGGCAGAAGGCCACGAAGCCCACTTGGCCCTTGAGCGTGTAGGCGCTGTCGGTCATGCGGAACAGCGTCGTGTCCATCACGTCGCGCACCAGGTACTTGCTGAAGTCGCCGTACAGGATCGACTTGGCATTGGCTGCCATGGCGGCCATGTTCTGGTTGATGTTGATGGCACGGCCCAGCAGGCGGTCGGGCGCGCCGCCGGGGTTACCCTGCTCGTAGCCAGGCACGAAGATCGGGCGGCCCTGGGTGTCCTTGATCTTGCGCAGCACCTTGAGCACGTCGTCATGGAACATCCAGCCGGCGCGCGAGCGGTAGATCGGGTCCACCGAATGCTCCAGGTCCACCAGATCGTCGTATGTCACACTGGTGGTCTGGCCAGTAGCGCCGGTCTTACCGACGGCGGCCCCCGTCACGATGCCGCGCGGCTGGCCGGTGCCGGTGCCCACGGTCTGGTGGCGGTTCTGGATGCGGCCCAGGCGCAGCGCCAGCAGCGACTTGATGTAGGCCTCGATGTCAATGAACGAGTCCTGCAGCAGCTCAAAGGGCAGAGCGATGCTCTTGGAGCTGTACTTGTAGACATCCATGGACGCCTGGCCGAAGGCGGTTTCGCCGACGGTCACCGAAGCGTTCTGGCCCACGATTTCACCTTCTTCGGCGGTAGCATCAGCCGTGGGGAACAGCATCTGCGCGCCGGTCGCGGTCTGGATCGCGCTGGCCACGGCGCGCACACCGCCCATCTGCTTCATAGCTTCGAGCAGCGAGCGGCTGAACTCGGTGGCCACGGTGTAGCCGCCTTCGGAGCCGGTCGTGGTGGACATGGCGGCGCGGATGTCAGGGTTCTGGCGCGAGGCCATGGCGTTGCGCTGCTCGGGCGACAGGTTGGACAGGCCACCGGTCAGCATGGCGCGCAAGGCCTGGGATTCGTCGCTGCGGCCGCCGCCGTTGACCGTCGCCTGGTTGAGCGCCGCCTCGTGTTCGGCGCGCTCGTCACCGGCGACCTGGTTGAGACGGTTCTCGCGGGTGATCTCGGCATCGATGGCCTCGATCTCGTTGAGCACGGTATCCAGGGCATTGGCATCATCTGCCGTCATGCGCTGGTCTGCGCTGTACTTGCCGTTCAGGGTCTGCGCATCTTTAGCCTTGGCATCGCGGCGCGCACGGAGTTGAGCGAGTTTGCTCATGGATATACCTCATTTCAAGTAATAAAAAAGCCGCCTGGTGGGCGGCTGGGCTCTGGTGCGCGATGCGCTCAGATTCGGGCAACGAGACTCAGGCGCTGCTGTTGCCGCGCCCGGTGGTCCTCAGTGATGTATTGGGTCGTGCTCGCCGGCTGCTGCTCGGTCTTGGGATCCGGCGCCTGTTCGTTGTCTTGCGGGCCTTGCCAAGGATCTTTTGGCGCATTGGCGTAAGCGGACAGGTTCCACTGCGCCGATGCCTTGGCCTTCGCCTCGATCACTTCATCAGCAAAGCCGTGCTCTTTGGCCTCCGCTGCCGTGAACCAGGTTTCGTCTGTCATCCAGCCTGAGATCTGCGTCAGGTCCTTGCCGGTCTTGCTGGCATACGTCTCGGCCAGCGTGCCGTCAATCTTTTCCAAGAGGTCGCCCTCTTTGCGCAGATCATTGGCGTTACCCCAGCTGATGGTCCAGGCTTTGTGGATCATGAACATGGAGCCCGATGCCATAACCACGCGGTCACAACCTCCTGCCAAGATGAAGGTGGCGGCGCTGGCCGCCAGTCCATCCACATAGCCGATAACCTGGCCCTTGTGCTCGCGGAGCGCTTGCTCCATGGCGCGGGCCGCAAAGATCGCGCCTCCCGGACTGTTGACACGCAGGTGAATGGTGGCTGCCGGATCGACAGCGCGAACCGCCTTGACGAAGGACTCTGGGGCCACTCCACCCCACCATTCCGCCTCCTCCTCGCTGGACACAATTGCGTCGTAGAGGAAGATTTCCACATCTTGGCTGCCGGCCTTGGCCACAACCTCAAACTTGCGGGCATGGGCCTTTCGGTTGTCCGCATAAAGCTTAGCCAGTCGATTTTTCATCTTGTTCCTTCCCGTCGTCTTTGCCTGGGTTGCGCTGCAGGTTGGCATTGGCCGGCATGTTCTCTTTGCGACGAACCTCGTCGGCACTCATAAATGGCTGCTCGCCAGCTCGGCCCATCGCAACACGGTAGGCGTCGTAGCGGGTTTTGAGATCCGCACGCTCCAGAGCTTCGATCACATGCTCCAGAAACAGCGCTTCACGCACTGGCCAGAGCTTGCGGTTCAGCTCCTGCTTGATAGGCGTCAGGTGTCGCTGCAGCGTGTACCGCACAAACGCGATACCTTGCTGCTCGATACCGGTGCCGAAGCTTGTTTGCTTGTCGGTGTGGCCGATCATGTGGGGCGGCACGCCCAGAATGCGGCTGATTTCCTCCACGCTGAAAAGCCGGGTTGCCAAGATCTCGGCATCCTTGCTGTTGATCGACAGCTGCGCCGGCTCCAGACCACCCGAAAGGATCAAAGGACCACGGCCGCCGTTTTGCGCTCGCGCCAGCAGCGAAGCTTTAAGCTCCAGCAGCTGCTTGTCATTGAGGCGGCTTGGCGTCTTCAAGGCGTAGTCAATATTGGCGCCACCCGCAAAGAATCGGCTGCTGTAATCCTGCGCAGCGATTGCTGCGCCGATGGCCTCGCGCCCGGCGAAGGTGATCGGGCTGGGACTGCGCAGACCGTCAAACCCCAAGCTCGGGATGTGAACCATGTCCGCGCTATCCAGCGTGTACTGCGGCCCGCCGTCCGATGGCGTGATGCGATACAACACCCTGTCGCCACTGCGGAACGGGTCCACGTTCAGCGGGTGGTGCGGCTTGAGTGCGATCACCTTGGAGCTGCGCACGCTGGAGCGAACCAGCTCAGCAAACCCATCCCCCTCGAAGAGCTTGGAGCTCATGAGGTATTCCCAGAACGTGAAGGCCGTCCACTGGCCGCCAGCGCTCTCGTTGAGCATGTACCAGTAGTCGTGATCCACCTTATCCCGGGTTTTGCGGTCATGGATGCTGATTGGCAGCGATGCGATGGCGCCAGCAACCAGCGCCACAGCGGCATAAACCACCGACACACGAATGGCCGACTCTCGCGTGACGTGCGCGCCCGATGCAGACCGGTGCGCAGCGCTAAGCAGGTTGGCCAACTCTCCCATGGAGACGGACCCGGGTGGCATATCGCCCGCAGCCAGGATGCCTGCTCGATCAAATCCGCCTTCGCGGGCCGCCAGCCAGTCACCCAGCACCCGGCTGCCGTGACTGTTGGCAGTCAGATTAAAGGTTTGCGTCATGGCTAATCCAATGTTTGAATGGCCGGGCCCGATTTGGACTCCGGATTAAGCGCCATGAGGTACACAGCATCGAAAAGGGCCATCAGCAGGTCGATCTTTCCAACGCCGCTGGCGGCCTTGGTGATCGTTACCGCGTTGCCCTGCAGCACCGTCTTGGCGTTACCCACGCACCAGGCCAGCAAGGCGATGCCTCCATGCACCAGCTTCTTGGCGGCCACATGGCGCTCGGCAGTTTTGATCGCTCCATTGAGCTGGTAGCCCTGCGGGATGGCCACTACCTGGGCGGCTTCCACCGGGCCAGGTTCATCGTCAGTCCCCACCAGGGCGTCATAGATAGCGCCCAGGCCGAGGCGGTCAACGCCCACTTTGTCCAGCAGGCCTGAATCCACAATTTGCTCAACCAGTTTCACCACGTCTATAACGTCCTGGCCAACTTCGGACACCAGCACCAGGTCGCCGGCCTTGATGAAGTCCTGATAACGAGCGGCCTCGGATTTGCGGCGCTCCAAGGCAATGGGATGAATCCATCCCCTGCCCCAGGCGAGCCATCGGCCGGTGTCGATCTCGCGGCCGATTACCGACAGGCCCAGCAAGTCATCCAGGCCGCCGCCGTCAATACCGACGGTCACCACCTCGCTGCGCGCCAGCAATTCCTCCAGTGAGAAAACCGGGATCGCGGCAGCCAGCCAGAAGTCAGCGCCGCTCCATCGGTCAGAACGCAGATTGAGGCCCACCTCCACATTGCCGTACTTGGCAAGAAAGCCCTTCAGCGAGGCCTCGCCCTCTTCCGCAGCCTTGCGGTATTCCCGCTCATGAAATTCGCTGTCCACGGAGTAACCCAGGTTAGGGTTGACCAGGGCCAGGTTTTCTAGCTTCTGGCTCTCGCCAGACTCGACCATCTCCGGAGGGTGCTCAAACAAGATGGGCACAAACTGCGGGTCGATGATCTCGCCATCGCGCACCTTGCGGGCGTACTCCAGCTTTTCCTTGAACACGCCAGCGGGCGGCTCGTCGCTCTGGGTTGTGATGTAGATCACGAAGCCCTCGGGACGCGATGCCAGGCCACCGGTCGCCTCCCGCAGCATGTCCTTCGCCTTGGGGACCTTGCCGAATAGCCAAAGCTCCTCAACCAGCACCCCCACAGACTTCTTGCCGGCGGCGCTGCTGGTGTCTGCAGCAATGACCTTCAGCTTGGCATTCATGCTCCGGTGGGTCAGGATGCGCTGCGAGTCCTGCACATGGATGAGGTCTGACAGCTCGCTGTAGGGTTCGCCGTCTTCGTCTTCTTCCTGGAACTGGACCATATCCTTGGCCGGGACAAAGCTGTTGTCCGCCACTTCTTTGGTTGGCGCCAGCACCGTGAACTCAGCTGACCTGCGCCAGTTGCGGATCAAGGTCGTGAGCATGATCGAGGCCGCCAAGCCGGATTTGAAGTTCTTCTTCGGCAGCATCACAAACCACTCTTTGATCAGCCGGCGCCCGGTCGATGCGTCATAAGCACCAAAAACCGACCCAGCAAGATCAAAGAGCCATTGCCCGCAGGCATCCTCCATTCGGGGGCTGCCTGGCGCGTCCACAATGCGCAGATCTCGCATCACCGCCAGATTGGCTTCGGCCTCCTCTGGGAACAAGGGCGCCGGGATTATTGAGCGGCCGTCTTTAAGCCGCTCCGCCCAGTCCGGGCAAGCTGTGGTCCATTCAGGCATGCGAAACCCTCAATCAATGCGTTGTGGGCGGCGCAGACGCTGATGCGTACTTTCCAGTAGATGCCCGTTTGGCAGCAGATGCCTTTTCGGCCCGCTTCCCACCGTTTTCCGCCCTGCGAGTCTCTGCAGACAGCAGGGCCTTGGCGGCATCAACCCGAAGTTTGGCTTCGGTGCCGCTGTCGTTCATTACCGCCTTCAAGAACTTGGACGGGTCGTCGTAGTTCACGCTTAGGTTCAGGTAAGCAGGCTCTTTGGGTGGACGGCCGGCGCCCGGACGAGCACCGCCGCTTCGTCCTTTGGCTCCAGACATAGCTACTCCATTTGATTTATTTGATTACGGGACAAGTTTCTTGCGCGTGCGGAACAGGGCGGTTTCCTTCGGGAGGCTCCTAGCCTTTGGTGCCGTACCCCCATGCCGGGCATGCCCCTGCGGCTTGTCAGGAGGCCTCAAGCAGCGATCTCAGGCTGCGGGGATGGGTCAGGCACTGCGGGGCAGCTGCTCGCCTGGAGAAGTCCCCCAGCAGATCGTGCAGCCCCAGCAGCACATTCACCGCCTTGCTGTACCAGTGGTCCCGGTCTTCCTTCGCTTGGGCCTTGTCGCGGGATGCCTCCCACTTGCGCTTGGCATATTCCATCCGGCGCTCAATGTGGACCTGCACCCAGTCCGGCAGCCCGTCCTTGATCGCTCGCTTGAGTCGCGCCTTCAGTTCCCTGGAGGTGGTGGTGTAGTTCATCTCATAGCCCTCTTGCTCTCTCCGCAGCTTCCCGCCTCGTCTTGGCCGCGTGGTGCGGGATGCACCGGGTCGCATAGTTGCTCTCGTCGTCTGCCCCACCCTGCCAGAGAGGGATGACGTGATCCACCTCCTGGCCTGCCGTCACCTTGCCCTCGGCCTGGCAGTCGCAGCACAGTGGGTTGGCCTGCAGCCACCTATCCCGCTTCGTCATCCACTTGCGGCCACGGGTGCGCGGCGTTGCAGCGATGCGCGGGGCCCGGGCGATGTGGCGTGTCTCTGCCATCTGGATGCGCGAGGGGATGGTCTTGATCTTGGCCATGGGCATTCCCTTCAGTCCTGCAGGTCCCAGCCCTCTTGGGTCCGAGCAACTGCATCTACCCGGCGCAGGTGTCGAAACAGCCGGTTGCGCTCACAGTAGCTGCAGACCATTGCGGGTGCGCAGCCACCGCCGTGCGGCCGACAGGTCCTGTCATTCCGCCCTGGCTTGCCTCGCTCCG